GCGCCTTTTTGACCGGCTCTACGCATTTTTTCGGGCGACCCCGCTTCGATCCTGCGGCGCTTGGCCCAGATGTTTGCGTAGAGACCTGGTTTTGCTGGCATACCTCTTCCTTTACCTCATTCCCTTGACCGCTCACGGGTGTTGAGCTGGTCAAGCCTTTGTTCAAGTCTGTCGAATCGATTATCGACGTGTTCGACGATTTTCGCCATATCTGCACGAACTTCTGCACGAGTGATGTGATCACGGGCAACCTCCTCTCTAGTTTTATTGAGAAGAATGCTCAGTCGACTCAACTCCGCAAACTTCTCCTTAACGACGAAGGCCATGACACCCACCAGTCCAGTCAGAACGATGTTCCATATCAGCATTTCCATAAATCAACATTTCCATCGTTTTCTCGCCTGGCGAAGGCGACTGTTTGGATCCTTTGCCGCTTCCGGGAACATCTTCATCTGCCCTTCCGAACGCGCACAGTAACTCTTGCGACGTTTGGCTCGTGAGACGGAATAAGGCTTCTGCTCCGTCACGGCAGTTTTTAGTTTGCTCCCAGGATTTTCACGACGATAGGCAGCCACGCCTTTTTTCGTCATGCCTGCACCTGCCTTGGTTGGGCGGAAATTCCCGCTCTTTACCGAGGTTTTGATGCCCATTCCAGAACGCTTAACGATCGGCATTTTGGATGAGCACCATGTTAAACATCGCCGAAACGGCGTTGTTGTTAGACGCCCCTACCGCCGTTGCTTCGATGTCCGTTTTCTCTAGGATCGGGACGGGGTATGGGAATGGATAGGGCGCAGCACCGTTATTCAACGTCGTGACCGCAACAGTGTGGCGAATGCCTTCTGCTCCAGTCGTCAATAGACGTCCAGTAATGGCATTGCTGCCACCTGCTTGCCCACAAGACAGCAATCCTGCTGTCAGGTATGCGGTATAGCCTGCTGGGACGGTGTAGTGGGCCGTGGTGCTGTTATTGAAGCCTGGGGCCACAACACCATAGCTAATGGCTGGAACGCCTGCTGTGACCGTTCCTGTGCCCACGTAAATCGTGCCTGCATTGGCCAAGCCCGTGCCTGCAGACTGAATCCTCAGATAATTGATACGGCGGAAAAGCAAGACGGTTTGAACGGGCGTCTGCCCGTTCAGCGTAACAGTCTCGCTGATTTCGTTGAAATCATTGTCCAGGCCGTTAATCAGAAGCGTGTGTGCGCCTGTTCCAAGGGGTGTTGCATCATCCAGCGCGCTGGTTGAACTCACCTCCATGCTGATGGCCGTTGCTGGATGCGGCGTCAATCCTCCATTCGGCCAGATGGTCTCTTCCGCCTGGTCGATGTCTGGGTTGTATCCAAAGACAGTCACTGCCTTGTGATAGGCAATCTGCCCCCGCGACACCTGAAGCTCAAAGGGCTCAAAGGTGCCTACCCGGGTAATGGAGGACTTCTCAGCCATTACGCTGCCGCTCCACCGTCAAAGAGGACCGTGACGCTTGTGATGGTTGAACCAAACTTAAGGTACAAACCGTCCTTGAACAGGATGCCCTGGTCAGGGATCACGAAGTTCTGCGAATCCGCAACTGAGGTTGTGGACAGCGTCATCAACAACGGGTCTGTGTCCGCGTTGCCGTCATAGAACTCAAGATTTGATGGGCCTCCCGCGCTGTGCGTGAAGTACACGCCGCAAATGCGGTTCCTGCCATCGATTGCCTGTCCTGTGCCCGTCTTAAAGACGGTTGAAATGTTACTCGCGCTCATGGGAACCCCCTATTAAGCGCCGAATACAATCACGCCATAAGTAGCTGGACCTGCGTCAACGGGGCTGCCAGAGACGTTGCTGGCACGAACAGTGACGGTATCAGTTGCCGACACAAACGCGTCAAAGGCGAGCCCAGCCGCAGGGGCTGCTGGAAGCGCCAGTGCTACTGCATTGCCGACGGTTGCGCCAACAACGGTGATAGTCAAGCTGCCTTGAGCGCCTGCACCAATAGAGGTGAAATCCAGCGTAGCTGAATTAGCGAGAATTTTATTGACGGTTGCGCCTGCTCCAACAATGAATCCATTGAGGGATTTGACAGGACCCGAAAAGGTAGTAATAGCCATTTAAGTGCCTCACATGCGAGTTGTGGCGTATCTGTCTGCATGTCGTCAGCCGGGACTGTCAGATACACCGGGGACCCCGGGATGTGTTAAATATACACCTGATTTCAAAAAATAAAAAGGGGGCCGAAGCCCCCTTTCTATCAAGCAGCTCCAGGAGAGCCGAAGATACCGCGTGGATCGCTAAAGCCGAAGCTGTAACGCTCACGGGCCTTGTAACGCACGTTACCAGTGTCGAAGTCGCCTTCAAAACCAGTCTTCATGCTTACACGCTCGAACATCTTCATGCCGTTCGGGGCGTCGGTTCGGATGAACCAGGCGTCCGGATCGGTCAGGTAGTGGTTCACAGCGTAGCCCTGGGGGACCATGCCCATGTTGCGGACCGCGTTGATGTCGTTGTCTGCAGTACCAGTACGCAGAGTGGACTTCAGGATGCGATCAGCCGTGAACTGCAGCTCTTTCGGGATCAGGAGCTTGAGGCCCTGAACAGCGATCTTCAGGCCGCGTTCATCAGTGAACGCTGCGATGTCGATCAAGGCCTGCTCAAGGGAGGTCTCGCTCAGATCGGCAGGAGTTGCCAGTTCGTTGCGCAGGTTAGGGCCCGACAGGGTCGGGTGGTTGTCTGCGCAAAGTGCCACACCGTCGCCACCAATCGAAGTCGTGAAAGCGCCGTTCAAAACGGACGCAGCACGAATCTGCTTGGTGTTGGACATTGAACGAGCCAATGCCTTGGTGTAACGAGCTGCCAGAGATGCGTACAGGTTGTCCTCAACTGCCTCTTCAGTCAGTGAGAAAGCCAGTGCGATGGTCTCGTGGGTATAACGTGCAGTGTAGACCTCTTGTGCTTGGTCGTACGCGACGCCTGCACCTTCGACCTTCACAGGAGCACTGTCAAAACCCGACAGCATCACTTCTTCTTCAAATGCACGATCAGACGACTCAATGTCATAAATCTGTTTGTGCTCTTGCTCGTAGCCTTTGTACTCAAGGCCGAATAGAGCGTTGAGACCAGGCTCAAGCTCTTTTACCAGTTGGGCGCGTGAAATTGCCATGATTTAGCTCCTATTAGGGTGCAGGTGCTGTATTGGCAACGCCGGTGCTGCCGTACAGGTGTGCGTTAATTTTGACGACTACGTCCACGAAAATCTCACCAGGGGTGTTATTCGGGGCATTGTAGAAGCCAACAATCTTCAACACGCGACCGGCGACGTTTCCAATGGTTGCGGAATCCAGCTCAGAGGCCGACAAACCAGTGGTATTGCTACCAGCGGTATATGCGATATCAGCGTTAAGGCCGATATTGGCTTGAACCACGTTTGCGTTTGCCTGGACCAAGAACAACTGGCTAGGATCGTCAATCACGTCAGCTTGGATCGTGCCGCTGGGCAGATTGACAGAACCAGGATAGAAGTTCTTCCAGGTAGGCTTACCCGTAGTGGGATCAGCGTAATAGCAGCCATTGAAGACGCCTACGGCTGCGGTATGCAGACCAGAGTCGAACTTCACAATATAGCCGCCAGAGAGGGTGACGAGGTCACCTTGGTAGATTGCCCCGGCCTGGTTGTCAGCAATCGAATAACCGTACTGTTTTTGAGCACCAGTAGCGGAGAGATTGCCGAGCGGACGCAGACCAAAAGGCTTATCGACGTTTGCCATTTTGTCTATTCCTTAAAAAGTTATTCAGCGTCTTTAGGAGCGCCGAACGATACGCGGGACCGTCGTTCCGGACTCTGAATACGCATAGAAGCATGCGCATTGGATTTCAGGAGTTCGTTATCGACAGACTTTTGTTGATCATGGGCTCGCGAGTTGTAGTACGCATTGCGCTCCTCAACCGTCTCTTCGGGGATACGAGCCAAGAGCAGACCTCCCACGCTGATCACACCAGCATGTCGGCCGTCTTCCATCGTAGGCGAAGTGAAGTCGGGATGTTCATCAGCACGAACCAGCTCGTAGCCTTCGCGAAGCTTACCGGCCACGTTGATTCGATCTTCTTGACCACCGGCTTCAGCGCGGATCCAGCGATGCTTGAATCCCGGAGGAGCAGGAGGCGCATCAAGTCGTGAAGGCGGTGTCCACGAGCGACGGCGCGCAGAGGCTTCACGTGTGTCGGAAGCACGGGGGCTGCGGTTCAGTTTTGGCACATTTGTTTCGCTCATTTCATCACTCCTTTACGTACTTGGCGTATTCCTCAAGCGGAACACCCAGTTTTTTGGCAATCGCAACTTGACTCGGTGACAACCGGACAGTGCGGCGTGCGTTATTTACCCCCGAAGATCGGGCTGCAGGTGCTACCGTTTGCACGGGTCTGGTAGTCCTGTTATTTTGTTGCGCAGAATTTTGGTCGGCGAATTTATGCGGAAACGCGTCACGCATTCTGCGGTCCAGTTCATCATAATACTCATTTGAATTCGGGTCAAATCCCTCCTGGGCAATAAGCTGCATGTGAATCCCACGGACGGCAGCGGTCATTGCGACATCCCGACCAAACCACTGATTGCGTTCTGCCCAGTCTTCGGCCTGCGGATCGGGCTCCGTTTCCTGCTGCACCGGCTGACGATACTGCTGTTGTGGCTGCGCCTGGGGCGGCATCATTTGGGTCTGCT